GTCGTCGCCCCTGATCTCGATCTGGACGCAGCCGACAGTCGTGACCACTAGTTAGCTTCCTCTTTCGGTGCAGCCTTGAGCGCCCATGACAGGAACGCCGCGGCGATCTCGCGCTCGGATTGAGCCTTGGCGGGCCGCTCTTTGGAGGGCTTGCCGTACCAGTCGCCGAACGAGCGCGGGAACTTCTTCGGATCGGACAGCGACAGCGCCGCGCCGTGATAGGCGTTGGCCATCGTCAGCTCGGTCACGGTGTTCCAGTGCTCATTGTAGGCCCGGACGATGGTTCGGACCGCGTGCGGGGTGAGGCCCCAGAAGTCCCGCCACTGAACCCCTGCCCGAAGCGCAGCTTCGAGAGCATGGCCCACAATGTCGGCTGGGGCATCGTCTTTCCCGCGTCGTCGGCCTCGTCGCCCGGCACATTGCCCGTCATGCCCGCCCGCCATGCCTTCAGCAGGGCCTGCTTGGCCGGGAGGACCGGGACGCACAGCTCGCGCGCCTCGGCCTCTGTGACGCCCGTGGTGAGCTGCATCAGGCGGGCCATCGCCGCGAGGTCGAGGTCATCGAGCCCGCGTGCGACTTCCTGCATCCAGCCGTCGAGGCCGTGCTCCTGCTGCATCCCGTGGATCACGGCGAAGGTGAACCGCAGGGGCACGTCCCGCTCGCCGTGGCGAAGCAGGACGGTGCCTTCATGGTTGGGGGTGGTCATTACGGAACGTCAGCCCAGACAGCGGCGCCGGCGGGCTTGAAGGTAACGGTCATCTTGAGGATGCCGCCGACTTCAGCCGGGTTCGAGGTCCGCTTGATCGCCACTGGAACGGTCAGGTTGCGGTCGTCGTAGCGGTGGCGGAGCCAGATGTTCGCGCCGCCGTTGTCGGTGATCAGCGACTGGTGAACCGCGTTGCCCGGGTCGAAGTTGACCGTGAAGCTGCCCTCCTGGCCGTCCTTGTAGCCGTTCACGTACTCGCGGGTGTTGCCGGTCGAGTCGTAGTCCGTGGCGTCCAGTTCCTCGGAAGTGAAACCGCCGTCATCGAAATTCGTGACGCCCGGGATGACGGTGAAGGTCGTGCCGTCCGGGGAGCGCGACAGCGCAACGGTGGCGTTCTTTGCAACAATAGCCATCTAGGCCTCCAGAAAAATGAGCCGGGCAGTCACGATGCGCCCCTCGACCGAAGGGTCGCTGGACGGTCCCGCTACCGGCCCGGAGACGGCAGCGTCGATCAGGGTGCCGCCGGTGACTGAACCGGCAGGCCACGAACGGAGCAGCGCCCGGACGCGCTCGGCGGCTGTGTCCAGCGTGAGCGTCGATCCATTCGGGCGGCTGTAGAGGCGGACGTTCAGCGCCGCGCGCCGGTAGTCCTCGGTGTAGGTGTCCTCGGCCTCGTTGTCGGTCGGGGCGGCGATGATGCAGACCACCTCGGGGCCCTGGACGATCAGGTCCGCAGGCGGAGGATCGGAGACCAGCGCGCGGCCTGCGCCATAGGGGGCGAGCAGCGCAGCGAGCGTGCTGTCTGAATTGAGGCGGGTGAACACCGCGCCGGTGATGTCGAGCATCAGGGGAGCCGTGCAAAGCGGGCGAACACCGCCTGAAGCCGCGCCGCGTGAACCCGGGCCAGCCTGCCGATGAACGGGCGAGCCGCGATCTTGTCCGTGCCCAGCTCCAGCGCGGCAGCATACTCGGTGTTGACGCTGACAATGCCCAGCGCGCCGTCCGGGGTGGCCAGCACTTCGGACTGGGTGGAGTTGCGCAGGCGGCCCGTGTCCGGCGCTGGCGGCTCGCCGGGAGCCGATGCGACGTGCGTGACGGTCTTGCGCTCGTAGGCCCGCCCCGTGCCGGGCTGGCTCAGGATGCCGATCAGCAGGCCCTTGGCGTCGATGGTCGCCGCCCGCACGCCGCGCTCAACAGCGGCCTGCGAGAGGTTGTCCGCGAGCGTGAGGTTGATGTTGACCGTGGTGCGGGTGGTCATGGGGTGGGCATCTCCGCTAAACTGTGACCCAGGCCGCGCCGATGCGGACCTTGAGGTTCGTGACGGCCCACGCCGCGCCATCGTATCGCTTCAGGACGCCCTGTGCCCATTCCGAGCCGGTCCAGTGCTTCAGGCGGCTGGCTGCGGGCGCTGGGGCGCCGAAGAACTCGTTCTCCCACAGCACGCGGGCCGGGTCGTCCGAGGCCCTGCTGGCGGGCCGGACGTGGCTGCTGAAGCTGCGGTAGAACTCAGCCATGAATGATCTTGCCCGTGGCGCGGAGCGTGCCGGTGCTGGTCGTGCTGTTCATCAGGACGGGGAACAGGCAGGCGCTGTTAGGTATCTCAGGCAGGCCGAGTTGCTGCCAGTCGTTCGTGAAGCGGGCGTTAGCGATGGGCATGAACATGCCAGCCCGGTAGCGGGTCGCCGTGACCCCGAAGTTCCCCGCCGTGCCGGTCGTGGCGCTGAGCGTGACGGTGTTCACGTCGCGGATGAACTTGCCCGAGTCGGCTGCCTGGATGAGGCCGTTCAGCGGGTACATCATCCCGATGCGGCGCGTGGCGGGCAGCGCGAGAGTGAGGAGGTTGGCCGACGAGTCGTCGTTGAACGTGACGTTCACGGTGATGTTCACCGCGGTAGAGCCTGTGTCCGTGTACCACTCCAGCCACCATTGGACGTCCGAGTAGTTTGCGTCGCCTTTCCTGGCGTCCAGGTTTGACGTTCCTAGGATGGCGCTCAGGTCCATGCCCACGGTTTGGGCCGTGGTCACGATCCCGCTCAGCCCGCCCATGTGCGCGAGACGGTCATGGATCTCCAGCGTCATCGCGGCGTTGCTGTTCAGCCCTTCGAGCAGGGCGAGGTAGCTGGCTGCCGGTGCGGTCTGCTGCGCAAACCCCAGCGCGCCGGTCGTGGCATGGGTCGGCACGGCGGTAGTCGTCGGGATCGCGCCCTGCCCCGGCTGCCCCGTTGCGCGCCAGAGGGACGAGAAAAGCCCGGCGAGCTGGTTGGCGAGGGACGCCTTGTCGATCACGAGGCGGGACGAAGTGTTCCCCATCGCGTTGACCAGGCTGTCGAGCGTAGTGATGGCCATAAATTAATCCTTAAACGCTGAGGGGCGCGAGGAAGTGCTGCGCAAAATAGCTGCCCTCAACTTGGTACTGGTAAGCGGCGGCGGGCGATCCAGCCTCCACGATCTGCCCGGCGCTATCGACGCCTTGGATCGCTGCAATTTGGAATGGCGTTTGACCGTCGCCAAATGGCTCCAGAATTACAACAGTGTCGCCGACGCTGAACGTGTTCGTCATGTGCTGGTGTCCACCCAAAGGGCGCCCGTTACCGGGCTTGCTGGCGGGGTCTCTCCCACGTGTATCTGTGTTCCGTCGGCGCCCGCTGGACCGGTCGCGCCCGTGGCGCCAGTTTCGCCCTGCGGACCCTGTGGCCCGGTGGCTCCGGTGGCGCCCTGAATACCCTGGATGCCCTGAATACCTTGCGCGCCCGTCGCTCCGGCTGGACCTTGAGGCCCCTCTGGACCTTCCGGCCCCGGATCACCTTGCGGACCCGCTGGCCCTGTCGGTCCGGTCGCACCTGTCGCTCCGGCGGCGCCGGTGGCGCCGTCTGCACCGGCTGGGCCTGTCGGTCCCTGCGGTCCGGTCGGTCCTGCGGGACCTGTAGGGCCTGCCGGTCCGGTCGCGCCGTCAGCGCCCGCCGGTCCTGTCGGCCCAGTAGGCCCTTGAGGGCCGGTCGGCCCTGCCGGGCCTGTATCTCCTTGCGGCCCTGCCGGACCCGTCGCACCAGCCGCGCCCGGCGCACCGGTCGGACCCGTAGGCCCTGCCGGCCCTTGCGGCCCTTCAGGCCCCGCGCCGATGGCGTCCAAGTCAGTCCGCAGCGCCTCGACCTCCTCCCGGACCGCACGCGCGAATCCTTCGAGGTTGTCCTTCAGCCGCAGCGTCACGGGATCGACCCGTCGAAGATGGCGCTCAGGTCCACGAGGCCTGCAATGTCCACGTCGCCCGAGATCGCAATCGCTATCTCTGTCGCGGTGCCGCCCGTGCCCTGCGCGGTGTAGGTCGCGCCTGCCGGGTCAGACGAGACCTCGACAATCGACCACTGGCGGCCGCCCGTCACAACCACGTCGCCAGGCAGCGGCTTCACCGCCACCGTCGCGCCGAGGATCAGTATCTTCCGGTCCTTGCCCGGCACGCCGTAGGCCATGCGCTGGAAGTCCGTGTAATCCGTCACGAGGCACTCGCAGGCGTAGGCCTCCGGGTCTGCATCGGTGAAACCGCCGCGCCCGTCAGGCGTGACAGAACCCTGGCGCACAAGCACGCCCGAGGTGAACAGCAGCGGCCCGGCGATGTCGGCCACGAGCTTGTCTATGCCGGCGAGGAGGCTGCTCATCTATCGGTCAGCCATTGATCAGCCGCACGTTCCGCATCTGGCCCGCGCGGGCCACGTACAGCCCCGTCAGCATACGGTCGATAGGGCGATACTTCGCGCCCTCGGTCACGCTCTGGCTGTCCTTGAACGTCAGGCTGACAGATCCAGCCGTGATCTGGCTGACCTCGCCCTGCGTGTCGCTTACAACCAGCCCCGCCGTGGCGATCCGAGCCAGCTCGATCTGCGCCGCCTTGACGCGCGCCGGCACAACGTCAGACGCCAGCAGGCGCCCCTCCTTGTCCACCACGCCGTCACGCGGCCAGCTCAGGGGCTGATCCGTCTCCGTGATCCGGCCTTTCCACTCATAGGACGTGTCGAGGTAGGAGGCCGCCTCAACGAGGCGGGCCTCCTTCACGCTCGTGCCGAGCGCCAGCCAGTCCGTCCACGCGCGGCCGGTGGCGTAGGTGTCAGCCTCCGCAACCGTCGCATAGGTGTCCGTCCCGACTGTGATCGTCATACGCCCGTGTCCTCGTCATCGTCTGCCGGCATTTCGGGCTCGGGAGGCGGGGCCTTGGCAACCTTCGCCTTCTTGCCCCGGATCGGCATGTCGAGATCGGGGTCGTCGGCCTTCGCGGCCTTGACCCCGGCCGGCGGCACCCATCCCGGCGGCGCAAAGACCGAATCGACGATGCGGTATCCCGCAGCCATCAGCTCAGCTTTGCGCCCCGGTGGGAGCGGATGGGGCTCATACCAGACCTTGCGGTCATCGTGTTTCAAGCGTCACCTATGGCGCGACTTGAGCAGCCAGCGTGAGAACGCCCGCCGTGTGCTTGATGTCGGTAGCAACCTTGTCCCAGTTGCTGCCCGTGGCGAGTTCCGCGTCGGTCGGCGACTTGCCGCCGTTCGTCTCGTCCCAGGTGTAGCCCTTGAGCGCGAGGCCGAAGGTGTAGTCGACCTGCATGGTCGTCTCGATGCGGAGCTTGCCGTTGGTGGTCTCGATGTTCGAGATCACGTCGCCGCCGTCATAGACCACCGCAGCGCCTTCGCAGAGCGAGAGAGCGCGGTACTTAGCCGG